AAAATGTAGTTGATTTAATAAATACTATTAAATTAAAAAAAAGTTCTTATGAATGGATAAATAAAAAAAATTAATACGTTACATAAATATGAAGCCTAATAAAATTAAAATACACAAAATTAAATCTAATCCAAATAATCCTAGATTAATAAAAGATGTTAGATTTAAAAAATTAGTAAAGTCTATAAAAGATTTTCCAGAAATGTTACAACTTAGACCAATAGTTGTAGACGAAAAAAATATTATACTTGGTGGCAATATGAGACACAAGGCTTGTATTGAAGCAGGATTAAAAGAAGTATATGTTATTCAAGCTGATGAACTAACAGAAGAACAAAAGAAAGAATTTATTATAAAAGACAATGTAGGATTTGGAGAATGGGATTGGGATTTATTAGCAAACGATTGGACGAATCATAACATAACAGAATGGGGTTTAGATGTATGGGAACATAAAGATTATGACGAAGAAAATTTAAAGTTAGATGATTTTTTTAATGAAGAAATTACAGAAAATCAAACAAATAATAATAAAATAATTTTAGAATATACTCAGGAAGATTATGATATAGTTGTTGCTGCATTTAATAAACATAATGCGAGTAAAGAAGAAATAGTTAAAATGTTACTCCTAAATAATATTAAGATATGAAAACAGTAATATTAGATTTTGACATTGAAGGATTTCATTTTTATCCTAATCCTCCAAAACAAGTTTCATTTTTAAAACATAATCACAGACATATTTTTCAAATAAGAGCAGGATATAAAGTAGAAGATTTAAATAGAGAAAAAGAAATTTTTATTCAACAAGATTTTTTAAAAGATTATTTAAATGATTCTTATGGAAGTCCTTGTCAATTTGAAAATATGAGTTGTGAAATGATTGCAGACGAATTATTGCAATTTATTAAAGATGATGGTGGTATTTGGGTAGAAGTTTTTGAAGATGGTAAAGGAGGATCGAGAGTTGAAATATGATAATACCAAACCAAAAGAATATTAAAATTCATTTTGCAGGAACTGAACAATTGGATCACGCCATTAGTTCGTTGGCTGCTGATGTTAATTATGGACTAGGAACTGCTTTTCCTTTTGTATATAAAATGTTTAAAAACGGAAAAATAGATGAAAGAAAAATAATACAAAGAGTATCATCTAAATATAAACACTACATATTAGATAGTGGATTATTCACTTTAATGTTTGGATCGTTAAAAGGAAAGAAAGATGAAGCATATTTAGATAAATGGTATGAATGTTTAACTGATTATGTTATACACGAAAATTATTTAGGTACTATGGTTGAGGTAGACTGTCAAAAAGTTTTGGGAGTTGAAAAGGCTTGGGAGTACAGAATAAAAATGCAAGATAAAGTACCTAATAGAATTATTAATGTATTTCATTTTGAAGATGGAAGTAAAGGTTTGGATAGATTAATTGAATTTTCAGACTATATAGCTTTGAGTGTTCCAGAATTAAGATTTTTAAACAAAAAAGAATATTTATATAATTTAGCTAATTATATAAAAAATAAAAAGCCTGAAATTGATATACATCTTTTAGGTTTTACAGAAAAAACTAATTTGGATAAATTTAAATTTTGCACATCTTCAGATTCAACAAGCTGGTTAGCGCCTGTTAAATATGGAAAAATTGAAACTGTAGCAGGAATAAATCATATTAAAAATTTAAAAGAAAGTATCTGGAATAGCAGATTTAATAATTGGGAAAAAATTAAAACTAATGAATTCCCTTTACATAGAACTCCAAAGAATAAAAAGTATTTTGGAACTGAAACTTTTGCAGCAGAGCAATTTAAAAGTATATGTAAAAACATTGCCGGAAATCAAAATTAAAACTAATGATATACATTGAAAAAAAATATTACTTTTATGCAGGACATAGAAATAAACACGCAGGAAAAAAATGTGGAAGACCACACGGACACACTTACGATGTAGTTTGTAAGTTTGCATTTAATAAAATGGAACAAGGAGTAACAATGTTATTTTCTGATATTGATAAATTAGTAGAACCAATAATAAAAGAATATGATCACCAATTTCTATTATGTAAAGATGATCCATTAGTCAAAGTATTTGAATTGGCAGGAGAAGAATACAAAACTGTTCCTTTTGAAACATCAGCAGAAAATATGTCAATTTGGTTATTTAATAGAATAAAAAATGAAGCAGGCTTACCTATTGTAAAAATAGAATTTAGCGAAACTAAAACTAGTAAAATTATATATGAAGAATAAGTTAGCAATTAGTGAAGTCTTTTATTCAATTCAAGGAGAAGGAAAAACAGTAGGTATCCCAAGTGTGTTTGTAAGATTAGGAGGATGTAACTTAATGTGTGGAGGAATGGGAACACAATTTGATGGAGAGTTACACAATGATGCTGAATGGAGATGCGATAGTGTTGAAGTATGGATGCGAGCAAAATCAAAAATAGTTGAAGACATATTACCAGATGATTGTATTGAAGCAATTAAAAACAACGCACATATTATTTTAACAGGCGGGGAACCAATGATGCAACAATCTGGACTAGAAGCTTTTATTAAATATGTAAAGGATAATATTAATCCAAATGCTTATTTTGAAGTTGAAACAAACGGAACAATAATGCCAAATGAATTTTTACTATATCAAATACATTTATGGAATTGTAGTCCTAAATTACTTAATAGTGGAATGGACAAAGAAATGTCATTAAAGCCAGAAGTAATAAAACAATTAAACACAAAGAATACTATATTTAAATTTGTTGTAAGTGCAGAAAAAGAATGGGTGGAGATACAAAAAGACTTTTTACCTATTGTTGAAAGACAAAAAGTTTACTTAATGCCAGCAGGTGAAAATCAAGAACTTTTAAATGAAAATAAATTAAATGTAGTTGAGTTAGCAAAAGCTAATTATTTAAATTTTACAACTAGATTACATATAGAAATCTGGAATAAAAAAACAGGAGTATGATCAAAACTAATATAACTTGGGAACAAGTTTACTATAGATTAAACGAAACAATAAAAGATTTACCTAAAGAAACAAAATATTATGGAGTACCAAGAGGAGGACAAATTGTAGCAGGAATTACAGGAAACGCAGTTAATACAATTGAAGAAGCAGATTATATTATTGACGATTTAATTGACAGCGGCTCAACTAAAGAACAATACAAGAAACATAATAAACCTTTTATAGCATTAATTGATAAAAGAATTGAACTACAAGGTGAATGGTTAGTCTTTCCATGGGAGTTACAAAATGAAGATACAGAAGAAACAATAGAAGATAATGTAATTAGATTGTTACAATATTTTGGAGAAGACGTAAATAGAGAAGGATTAAAAGAAACACCTAAACGATTTGTAAAGTTTTTCAAAGAGTTTTTAAATCCACCTAAATGGAATTGCACTACATTTGAAGGCGAAGGATATGACGAAATGATTATCCAAACAAATATTCCTTTTCATTCATTATGTGAACATCACATAGCACCATTTTTTGGAACAGGAACTATTGCGTATATTCCAAATAAAAAAATAGTAGGATTGTCTAAACTTGCCAGAACACTAGAAACATATTCAAGAAGATTACAAAACCAAGAACGAATCACAATGCAGATAGCAGAATTTTTATGGAAGGAGTTAGAACCTAAAGGTGTCGCAGTTCAATTAACAGCTAAACATATGTGTATGGAGATGCGAGGAGTAAAAAAACATAATACTTTTACTACTACAACTAAGCTAATTGGTTTATTTAAATCAGATCAAAGCGCAAGACAAGAATTTTTAAACGCAATTAAATGACATATAAATCAGACAAATCGGACACACTAAAAAAGAAAACTTTAGAAACATTAGAAAAATCTTTTGGAGTAATTACTACAGCTTGTAAAAATGTTGGTATTGCTAGGAGTACATTTTATGAATGGTTAAAAGATGAGGAGTTTAAAAATCAAGTAAATGATATACAGAACATTGCTTTGGATATGGCTGAGAGCCAATTACATAAACAAATATTAAATGGGAATACAACTGCTACAATATTTTATTTAAAAACAAAAGGTAAAAGTAGAGGATATGTTGAAAGACAAGAAATCACAGGAGCAGAAGGAATGCCTACTAACTTTCAAATAGAAATAATTGGCAGAACTAAAGATAAAGACTAATGTTGTTTATGAACATTTATTAGATAATAATAAAAAGATTGTAGTTGAACAAGGCGGAACTCGTTCTGGTAAAACTTATAATATTATACTTTGGATTATATTTGAGTATTGTGCTAAACAGAATGACAAAGTAATTACTATTTGTAGAAAATCTTTTCCGAGTTTAAGAGCAACTGTAATGCGAGACTTTATGGGAATCTTACAAACTCACAAAATGTATAGTGAAAAGTTTCACAACAAATCAAATTCTGAATACTATCTATTTAATAACTTAATTGAATTTATTTCTTTAGATCAACCTACAAAAATAAGAGGTAGAAAAAGAGACCTCCTTTTTATAAACGAAGGAAACGAATTGTTTTTTGAAGACTGGCAACAGCTTATATTTAGAACACAAGAACAAATTATATTAGATTTTAATCCTTCAGACGAATATCACTGGATTTATGATAAGGTATTACCTAGAGATGATTGTGCGTTTTTTAAAACTACATACTTAGATAATCCTTTTGTGGAGGATTCAATTAAAGCAGAGATCGAAAGGCTTAGGGATACAGATGATCAGTATTGGAAAATATATGGCTTAGGTGAACGAACAGCAAGTAAGAGTACTATATTTAAATATAATGAAGTAAATCAAATCCCAATAGATGCTAATTTAATAGCATACGGAATGGATTTTGGGTACTCAAATGATCCAAGTACGTTAGTTAGTATTTATATACTTGAACATAACTTATATGTTAAAGAGCATTTATATCGAACACAAATGACTACTAATGATATTAGTAAATTCTTAAAAGAAGAAAACTTAGAATCGAATCCAATTTATGCTGATAGCGCAGAGCCAAGACTAATAAGTGAATTAAGAAAAATGGGTCATAATATTTTTTCAAGCATAAAAGGTAAGGATTCAATTAATGCTGGAATTGATTTATTAAAGAGATACAAAATAAATATACTATCTACTTCATCAAATGCAATAGCAGAGTTTAGGAATTATAAATGGAAAGAAGATAAGTCAGGTAGACTAATTAATGTTCCTGAAGATAAGCACAATCACATAATCGATCCGTGTCGTTACGCAACATACTCAATATTATCAAGACCAAACTTTGGTAAATATACTTTACATTAAAATAAGTTCTTAACAATTTGGCTAATAACTTTCTTTTATGTACCTTTAGGTATAATTAAGAGGGTGTTGAGCACTCAAACAATAGGAAAGATGGAGTACTAATTGTTTCTTCTAACAAACCTTTTTAATTTTTAACAACTAAATAAAAACAAAATGATAAGAACAAAAAATGATAGGATATTAGAAATAAAAAATTTAAAATATGAATTAAAATTAGTTAATCCAATATTATGTCCAATATATTGTGAAGAACTTACAAATAAAATTAAAATAAAAACTATATTATTAAATGCTTAATAAATAAGGTAAGAGTCCAGAATAATTATATAAAACAAAATTACAGATTTTATATAGCTTTTAAAGTAAGAGAAAACTTTTTTAACCTTTATAACTAAAAAAACAATATGAAAACACTAGACAAGTACAAACAAAATTTAAAGATTCAAGGTAACAATGTATGGAGTTACAGTACAATAGTTGCAAAGATAGTTGGCAATGAATTACATAAAGTTCCTTGGAAAGTAAATGGAATGACAAGTAGTCCAACTACAAGTAAACATATTAATTATGTAGCAAAGGAGTTTAATTTAAATTTAATAAATGGATAAGAAATTAACAAGAGCAGCAAAATTAGGTAAGCAATTTAAAAAAGCACAAATTATATTTCTAATTTTGTTTCCAACTTATTTTATTGGTAGATCATTAATTAGTTTAATCTTTAATATATAAATTATGAGCCATTGGGACGATTACTTAAATCCGCATGAACAACCAGAATATAGTTGCGATCATTGTGAAAAGCCTATGTATGAAAACAAAGGATATTGCAGCAACGGATGTTGGGAAGCAGATATGATGTAAGATAATAACTTGGGAAAACTTACATCTATACGAGGTAGTCAGAAATGGCTACCTTTTTTTTATTACTTTTACTATTATAAAAAACCTAAATAAATACGTTATATAGACATATGAAACTTAACATTACTATTCCGACATCATTGAAAGATATTACTCTCAGACAGTATAAACACTTTTTAAATATACAGAAAGAAGAAAAAGGAGATAAATTTTTTGATGCTAAAATGATTGAGATATTTTGTAATATGCCTTTAAGCAATGTTATATTATTAAAAGTATCTGATAGTCAAGAAATTATAAAACTACTTAATGATATTTTTGATACCAAACCAGCATTAATACAAAGATTTAAATTAAATAAAATTGAGTATGGTTTTCATCCACAGTTAGATGATTTAACATTAGGAGAATATATTGACTTAGATACTTTTATAGGTGATTGGGATAATATTGAAAAAGCAATGAATGTTTTATACAGACCAATAATAGCAAAGTTAAAAGATAAATATACTATAAAAGATTATGAGGTAGGGATGGAGGAAGATTTATTAGATATGCCAATGGATGCTGTTATGTCTAGTATTTTTTTTTTGTGGAATTTAGGTCTAGAGTTGTCGACAATTATGATGAACTCTTTGGACAAACAGGAGAACACAGCCTTGACCAAACATCTCTCTTTAACAAAAAATGGGGATGGTATCAGTCAATTTATGCACTCGCTAAAGGGGACATTAGAAAGTTTGAAAATATCACTAAATTAAAAATGCACGAATGTTTTTTAATGCTATCATTTATGAAAGACAAAAACGAGTTAGAAGCAAAACAAATTAAAAAGAATTTTAAATGAGCAATCAAGGAATCAGAGGTTTTTATCAATTAACAGAAACTATTAAAACAGAATTATTAAAAGATGTAAATATTAATACTGTAACAACTGGGGACATCACTGATGTTAATTTAAATAAACAAGATATTTTTCCTTTGGGACACATAATCATAAACAGCGTAATTGATGATGAAAATGTACTGAGGTTTAATATGACTATTTTGGCTTGTGATATTGTTAACCAATCAAAAAAATTTACAGTTGATAGGTTTACAGGAAACAATGATGTACAAGATATTTTAAATACACAATTAGGAGTATTAAATCGATTAACACAGAGATTACGAAAAGGTACTTTATATACTGATATGTACCAATTGGAAAACTCACCAAGCTTAGAGCCTTTTTATGATCGTTTTGAAAATCAATTAGCAGGCTGGACAATAACTATGGAAGTATTAATCTATAATGATATATATATCTGCTAATGGAATATATATCTTTTAAAAAATCTATAGAATCCTTTGCTGAATATGTTATAAAACAAGCAAGAGTAAATTTATCAAAGAAAGATAATCAAGATGGAAAGCTTTCTAGTTCTTTAACATCAAAAATTGATTCTGTTCCTGGTGCATTTATAATAAGATTCTATATGGAAAATTATGGAATCTTTCAGGATAAAGGTGTTAGAGGTGTAGAATCATATTATGCAGATAAAGTAACTTCTTCCTCTCCTTTTAGTTATAAAAGCAAAGGTGGTAAGTTTGGTTTAAAAGGTATGCCTCCTCCAAAAGCATTTGATAGATGGACAGTAAGAAAAGGATTAGCACCAAGAATTGAAAAAGGTAAAGCAGGAGCAGGACAATTTTTAAAAAGAAAAACATTAGACTTCTTAATAGCGAGAAGCATATTTAAAAAAGGAATAAAAGCAACGAGTTTTTTTAGTGAAGCATTAAGAGAAGGACAAGTTAAGTTTGGAGATGAATTTTTAAAAGCTATTGCAAAAGATATAGAAAACAGAAATAAATAAAAAATGGCATCGATACTATTACGTTCACCAAGATTTGAAACACAAACTGCAGTAGCAAATGCAGTTCAAACAACTTTAAAATTATATGTAGATGCTCAGAGTACAAGCAATGCAACGACATTAAGATATACAATACAAAAGGATTGTGTAGCAGGTCAACCAGTATTATTTGAAATATCAGATTTATGTAATGATTACTTAGTTATGACATTTATTGGTGTATATCCAGATACAAATCCATTATCAATAAAAGTAGAAATTAACTTTCAAAATGCAGCAGGTGTAGATATATCTGGTTCAACACAAACTGTAAATCATAGAGGTTATGCAGGTTATGATACATTTAAAGAAGGTGCAAACCCTACCATAGTAACAAGTCAAATGCAAAGTGTATTGTCTTTATTGCCAAATTCATTTGAAGGTGAAATCCCTTTTATAAACTTAACAACTCAACCAAGTAACCAAATTAAATATCAAACTGTACCTTCTAATAATAATCTTTCATTAGTTGTGGCAGGATTAACATATAAAATAATTAGATCAAATTGTAGTAAATATGGGATAGGTAATAAAGTAACATTTATAAACAAATACGGAGCATTACAAGACCTCTGGTTTCAGACTAAAAACGTAACTTCATTTACAACTAAAAATGACAGTTTTCGATCTAACATAATTTCAAATACAGGTACTTATAGTACAACTAATCCTGGAGTTACTGTATTTAATAAAACAGCTAAACAAAAATTTTCTTTATCATCAGGTTTTTATCCTGAAGAACTTAATCCTTTTTTTGAAGAACTTTTATTATCAGAACAAGTATGGGTTACATTTAGTAATGTAGCACCAATAGATGATACATTAAAAGCAATACCTGTATTTGTAACTAATAGTTCATTCCAAGAAAAAACTAGTTTGAATGATAGATTAATTGATTATACATTTACTTTTGAATTGGCAGCAGATTACATAAATAATGTTAGATAAATGCAGACACTACAATTATACATAAAAGATAAATTAGGTATTCAGCAAAGAGTTGATTTATTTAAAGATGAACAAATAACTATTACTGACAGTATTGTTAATGTAAAAGATATTTCTAAAGTATTTACATCATTTAGTCAATCATTTACTTTACCAGCAAGTGCTACAAATAATAAATTATTTAGTCATTATTATAATTTTAATATAATAGGTGGATTTGATGCAAGGCTGAGAACTGAAGCAAAAATCGAAATTAATACGATACCATTTAAAAAAGGTAAAATTCAATTAGAGGGTGTTCAATTAAAACATAATAAACCGTTTGCATATAAAGTAACATTCTTTGGAGATGCTATTACTTTAAATGACATTTTAGGAGATACTCAATTAAGTCAATTAGATTATGTAGATAAAGCATCTGGATTAGTATCTACGACATCAACTGGTAAATTAATTGATGCAAATGCTGCTTTTTTAACTTCAGTTTCTGCAGGTGATAGAGTACAAAATAAAACAGCCTCAACTTTTACAATGGTTGAATCTGTTGATAGCAATACACAATTAACTTTAAAATCTAACATTTTTTTAGGTGGACAGGATTATGTAATTAGTCTATCACCTTTTTATGATAATGATAGTGTATTTAAAAAGATGCAATTAAGTACAATTAATACAGAAGTTAATAGTGTTATAGTTCCATTAATAACGCACACTCAGAGGTATACTTTTATGAGTGGTAACAATCACTACCCTGGCAATTTAAAGTTCCATACAGGGTCTCAAAATGATCACGGAGTAAAGTACACGGATTTAAAATATGCTTTAAGAGTTGATTCAATTGTTAAAGCAATTACAGCAACTTTTCCAGCTTTAGTTTTTTCATCTGATTTTTTTAATTTCTCTAATAAACCATATTCAGGATTGTTTATGTGGCT